CTTCAATACCGTCATACTTGAGTGAATACCATGCTCCATTGGCTGTAACAATTTCATCAGAAACAAGGCTATCAAGTAGACCATTCAAAGGATCAAGGCCATCATCATAAGGGACTTCAATTTCAACCTTTGAACCAAGCTTTGAAAAACGAGACTTGAAAGTTTCAGCACGAAGCTTAATACCAATCACATCCTTTTCCTTTGTATCTTCACGAAGTTTTAACTTTGTGATCAACACAATTTGAGAACAGGCATAACGTAATGAAGGTGTTACAGAATATAAACCTTCACCCTTTAAAGGATCAGCATTGTAAACGTGAGCTGTACATGCAAGAGACATATTTGTCATCTTCATGCGTGATGTCATTGTCTTTAGGAAATGCTTTACTTGCTTTGCTTGCTGACCTTGATCACCCTTTTGATCACCCTTTTCAAAGTTATCATTTTCAGCTTCAGTGAGTAACATACTCAGAGAGTCGATACACACCAATACTGAAGGTGCTTCAGGATTATACTTTCCATAAGCAGAGATATAACCATCAATGAATTCTGATAATACCTTTACTGTATCTTGAACAGTGACAACCCCAATACCTTGGAAACGATCAGGATCTGTACTTACCCCAACACGATGAAGATAGTTAACATCAAGGGCATTTTCAGAATCAAGAGCAAGAACGAATGATCCTGAATCTTGTGCTGCCTTCATACAATTCGTTAGAAGAAAGCTCTTACCTGAGTTATGGGAAAGGATGTCATTTGTAAAAATGGCGTGATCAATATCCATAACCTCAACATCATATACTGGTAAGTCACCAACATATTCTGAATCAGTAACCTTTTCCAATCCATCAACGGTTGCAACCAAATGACCAATTTCTAATTCACCAGTCTTGATAAAACCAGAAGCCGACTTGATCAAGTGATCATAAGAAGCAGTAAGATGCTTTCCAAGTTCTGTCTTTACTTCAAAACAAGTGCGCTTACCTTTCTTATAGAAGTTTCGCACAGGTACAAAACCGTGAGGGGTAAAACAAGAAATGGTGTTCCCAACATATTGTTCTACATCTTTAATCTGAACATCCTTCTTATGCTTCTGTGTATGTTCCTCAAATACATCACATAAAACGGATACATCATTGTCCGTCATATCAACAGTTTCAGATAACCAATCATCAAAGACTTGTTCCGAAACACCAAGCATCTGAACAAGAGTATTCTTGTCATACCATGCTTGCAGTTCATTGATAATTTCTTTAGGTGTTAGACTTAGCATTTATTTTGTGTCCTTAATTCAATTACTTCAAATAGACGATCAATAGAATCATCTTCATCATCAATATCCCAAACAGTGTAAATTTCATTACCATGCTTAGTCGGGACATTGATAATATTTTTTTGTTCTTTATCAGACTCCATTATAAAACTTTAATCCACAACCAAAGAATTTAGAGGTAAAGGATTGGTCTTGAATTCATAAACTTCCAAAGTTTGATCACCTGTGACACAATCTGAAGGTCCAACGAATGCTGTTACTCGACCTTGAGGGATACCACGTTGATAACTTCCTGAGATAATACGATTCAATGCAAGATTACCTGTTGAATACCAAAAGGTTGGTGGCTTTGCATCAAGGTTGACATTCTCAAGCTTTGAAATATTCTTCTTGAAATCTTTCAGAAAAGAAAGTTTTTGCATATTTGTTTTCTCTTTCTAACACGAAACAAAATATTATTCTTTCCCATTATGATAAGAAAGAAAAGACCAAGTATGCTTAGTGAATGGTATCACCGAGAACATACTTGGTTTAATTTACAGACTCTTATTAACTTGCGTTACCAGCATTCTTAGCACGAAGACGTGCAAGAATATCACTGGCGCGAGACTTAGCATCTGATGATGGTGCTTCGGTAGGAGTTGGTGTAGCTGCAACAGTATCAAGAGGTGCAGTTTGCTTTGGTGTAGCAAGTTCACGATCTAAGGTAGGATTACCAGTAGACTCTTGTTGTTGATGACTTTGTTTATCGTCAACAGCCTTACCAGTTAATACCGCTTCGATCATAACTTCCATTTGTTCCCGAGAAATTTCAGTGAAACGGAACTTCTTAAGATCGTAAAGGTCAAGACGTTCAAGCATAGCATCTGGAATAGCTGTAGAACGACGTGCAAACTCTGAACTATCGTAAGAGGCATATTCACCCTTTTGAGACTTCACGATACGGAAGTCATAACCTTCCAATAGATCGTGAGGGGCAACATCAAAATCACCTGATACAATGGATGATTCAAGCTTCTTATAAAGAGTTGGGCCAATTGAGATTAGACGAACTGGATTTTCATCGGCCTTGATAGGATATTCAAAAGGTGAGTTTTGAACGATACCTTGACCAATATAATCCACCTTGCGGTAAAACTTCTTACCAAGAGCAGTATCACCAACATCATTGTAATAATGTTGTGATGCTTCGCAGCATGGGCAAGGCTTACCAAACATACTTAGACATGCAACCTTCTTTTCCTTACCGTTAACGTTTAGAACGTGATAACGATTCTCAACGATAAAACCCAAAGGATTATCTTCATCTGCATCTGGTAAGAAACGGAATAGTGCAACTTCATCCTTAGCCATTTTGAAGAATGGATAGAACTTATCCCAATATCCAGAATTTTCGGTATCGGATGTACCTGTTGACTTCTTAGCAAATGCTGCCTTGAGTGCTGCGAAACGGTCTTGCTTGTTTACTGTATTAGACATTTTAAAAAATCCTTGATTTATGAAAATTATGAAAATTATGAAAAATAGGCTTTTGTGTTACTCATACCTGTTGACGCCTATTAGAACAACAGATATAATCTTATCACGGTAAAATGATTTTGATCTTTATTTAGCTACTGCATTTTGTCTTCACCTTTTGTTATGAGAGAATGTGAATTATACGCTTGTTTTTTCTATTCTTTATTTTCCAGAAGATCAACCTTGATTTCTTTTACGTCTGTAGGTTTCATCTTCTGTTTACAAGGTATCTGAATGATCACTGTGTAAGAACGTAATGATAACACCAGAAAAACAAACACAAGAATTATGAAAATTAAGAAAAGTTCAAAAAACATTCTTGTTACAACCACACGGGCATAGGTTCAATTGATCCATCTTCTAAGTCTTCCTGAATAGAAATTTCATCACCTCGATACAACTTTTGAAAAGCTTTATCGTCATAGCTTGCAATCACCTTATAGATTCTTACACAAATAAGAATGGCAGAAATGGTATCATCGGTAGAACCTTTTTTTGCTTCATAGGTTTTACCACTCCCTTTTTGAATATAATTTTTCAACTCTGTAATAACAAACTTAGAATTGATGACCAATGGGTTAACTTGTTCAACCATTCTCTTTAGGTCTTTACAAGCTTCACTCTTAGTTTGAAGATTGGTATTCATCCCCAATTTGCTACCTTGGCTAATCAATTCAGCTTCAGGGAAATTGGCATCACTATTGTATAAAGTAGTGATCACTTTACCAATAGAATTATTTTCATAAGACCAACTAATTGTTGGTGACTTCCCTTGAGCCTTGAATGATAGCATGTATTTGAACAAGGCTACAATTTTGTCATAAAGTTTTGCTTCAGAGATAGCATTACTTCTGTACTCACCAACTTGCATCATGTTATCATCAAAAATTTGAATGACTGAATAATCCTTTCCAAGTCCTTCAGAAATATCAACACCCACAATGTAAGACTTACGAGGGTTGATGTGTTCCCAAAACTTAATCCCTTGTTCTTCAAAAAGAGGATCTTTGGATTGTAGCGCATTTAGCTTTATGGAGTTAATTAACAACTCTTCACTTGACAAAAATTCACACTCGTACTCTTGTCTCCACATCAACTCACCAACCTTGGCGATCATTTTAGCTTTATAAGACTCATCACGATCAGGATGGGCATTCCAAGGGGCAAAAACGGCCTTGAATCCATTTGTTTCTGTTTCAGCTTGTCTCCATAGGGTAGCAAATAAATCTTGATCTCCATTCGGTGTACTTGAAATGATACACTGACCACCTGTTGATAATGTTGGCGCAAGAGAAGCCCACATTGCATCTTGAATGGTATTCTTTACGAAAGCCAACTCATCCAACATCAAGACTGAAATACTTCGTCCACGACCCGTATTTTCTGTTGTTGCTGATGACTTAATCGTAGAATTATTATCAAAAGTCATTTCATGTCTATTCCATGTGACACAACCCGGCTTTAACCACATAGGTAACAATTCATACGAGAATCGAATTCGATCCATAACGTCAATTGCGGCATCATTATCTTTAGATGCAACAAGAATATATTTCTCAAATTTAAAACAAGCAAACCATAATAGATACGCAGCAATGATTGTTGTGTTATGAGAAAGGAACCCATTGGTATAATAACGATGAGTATCTGAATCAATGGATAGATCATACATATGTTCAGATATACCAGTATTAGAAACCGATATAACTTTTTCTGGTCCTGATTCAGTTAAGAGATATAATCCTAATGAATCTTTAGCGAAGACTTCTTTATATTCATGGGTAAAGAGAATATGATTATCGGCACAAAGAAGTTCTCTATTTGTTTCTGTTACAACTTTAAAGACTTCGTACTTGATAGTTTTATTGGATGATGTAATTGGTGCCCATCCGTCATCAGTGAGAATATCCCATTCATCAACATCTAAAACTTCAATAAATTTTCGATCAACAGTTTCTGACAAAGTATGCATATATGTGTGTGTAGAGTATGTATATGATTATTATCTATTTACATACACATACTCTTCACACATATTAAGAAGTTAGATACTGAATACACTTTTCAAGAGAATCGGTTTTATTATGTCTATAATCCCATTCCCATAGAACCATAACTTCATAACCAGCTTCTCTTGCAACCCTATATTTCTCTTCATCCTTATCCCAAATTTGTTGAGCAGTTTTATTATTTCTATTATTAACAAATGCTTCATCATATATAGATGGGTTTGCGTGCCAGAAATCACCATTATATTCAATTAACTTTTTACCCACACCAAAATCATACACAAAACATCCAATACCACTACTATTGCGCATTACGGTAACTTGTTTTTGTAACTCAGGAATATACGTCTTTAAATACTCATAAATTTCCATTTCATTTTTGGATACGGCATTGGATGAATTATCAACCTTCTTACGATTGATTTCCATTTTCTCTTCATCAGTTTTAGCATTTAATGTTGCCATCCATTTATCTTGACGTGCTTGCCAAATCTTATACCCTTCTTCTCTACCATGTTCCTTGACACATTTTTCAAGAGTAAATGTTCGCTGATTATCGGATAGGGCTTCTTTGGCTTCATCCTCACTCATACCACGCTTAATATAATAACTAATCTTTTTAGGATTGTTATCATTTGCGTCTTTATTGGTTACGGCAGTATCATACAATGCGGCAATCTTATCCTTCTTTTCTTCATCTGTTAAACCATCATACCCAATAAACTTTTCACTAAATGGGCTGTTCTTCCCTCCATGACCGGCAGAAATATTATTTTCTCCTTTCATTCTTTCAGACATCTTTTTCAATTGCGTTTTTGAAATGGTTTCAGCATCTGGAAATCTTTCTTTATATTCTGTCAAAGAAATTCCATGGGTACGGGGTAGATGAAGACCTGTTAAAGATGAAGAACGCATACCACAAATTTGACATTCGACCCAATCATCGGGATTATCTACTGTGTATTTTAATAGGGATTCTTGCCAACGTTTAGCACGTTCCTTCTCAGATCGATCCATACCATCAGTTTTGAAATGTTTGGTATGTTGTTCCGCATCATCTGGAAAAGTTGGCTTTTGAATATTGACGTTGTTTTTATCAGATATATTTTATTCCTTTTTAAGTTTAGATTGCATTT